GTGAGAGTGCCTTCGGTCGGCTTAACGAGAAGGCGTTCGATGATCCAAGAGAGGGTAATCATGGTGGTATGGATTAGGCGACGGCCAGAGTGGTGATGGTTCCAGAGCTTCCACGGTACTTCAGCGCACCGGCTTCGACATAGAGCTGACCGCCAGTGACGTTAGCCGTAGGAGCGGTTCCGTTGGCAATCTGGATGGTCTTGGCAGCGGTGGTTCCGGCTGTGGTAAGACCCACCAACAGATTCCCACTCGCGTCGAGCGTCATCGCTTGGGTGAAGGTGATGGCGTTCGGAGAAGTGCCAGCAACAGCATTGAACCATCGGAACGAGCCATCGCGTTGCTGGAAACGAGTGGCGTTATTAGATGAAGCGGAAAGGTACTGGTAAGTATCTGAACCAGTGCGAATGCTGTTACTCGTTAAATCAACAGCACCAAGACTGCTGTTTGTGTACAAACCAGCAAAAACGCCGACTTGAAGATTGCCTCCAGTGTTCCAAGCGGTGGACGGCGTAACCCCCACGCCGACGTTGCCGGAGGAGTCCAAAGCGATGCGGCTTGTTGCAGTAGAGCCAAACCCATCAGGCGAATACTGAAGATAGAAATTGTTGTCGTTGGCTAACGTCCAGCGATATCCAGTGCCGCCAGCAGTCTGCAATGCCGTGAATGCACCAAACGTGTTTGTAGTGCCAATTACACCGTTTGCGTGAATCTTGAACGCCGGACTAACCCCCACGCCCAACCCCGTGGAGTTCAGGGTCATCCGAGTGCCGCCTGTGCCGTCGTACCAGTCAAACACACCAGCAGGTGTGATAAGGTGCATCGTCGTGTTGTTTGCAATCAAACCAAGATTATGGTTTGAGATTGCTCCAATTTCAGGTCGACTAGAAAATGAAATGCCACCGATAATTGTGCCAGCACTGTTTCCAGCGGCCAGAATACCACGCACATCCAGCGCATAACCGGCAGCAGGTGTCGCCGTCAAAATACCCACCCGATTGTTCGTCGAATCAACCTTCAGCGTCGAGGTGTCCACCGTCAGATCGCCGGTGATGGTGGCGGTGCCAGGAACGACGATGTTGTTGCCGCTCGGGCCGGTAGCCGTGTACAGCTCCGTGAAGTTCAGATTGCAGTAATCGAACGCTGTGCGAAGCGGAGTTCCCGTTCCGTCGTTCGGTGCTGCGCCGATATTGATAGTTTGCTTTGCCATGTTGGGTGTTAAAGGGTTTTACCGTAGATTAAAATTGAGTCTCGTCCGCAGTTATCGTCGTTATGTCAGCCGTAATGGACGTCAAATCCGCCGTAAGCGGAAATCCGACCGCGCCGCCAGTGGAATCCGAAATACGATTCAAAAGCGCCAACTCAAGCATGTCCACCTCCCACGGAGAACGACATCCGCTCGCCGAAACCTCGGCGATAAGCTGAGCAGCTTCGGTACAAGTTATGGATGAGTCGGCCATATTATTGGTGCGCTATGATGAACCAAGCCGTTCCGTTGCTGATAATCTCAATTCTGTGCCACTGTAGCGTCAAAACATGAGTCGCTGCTCCGTCAATTGTCTCAGCACCAAACGGGTCAACAGTCACGTTGTTCGCACCAGCATTCACGCGCTTCACGAAGAATATCCGCCCATTGGCCGTTGCCGCCGGGGGAAGCGAAACCGTAATCGCTCCCGCTGTTGAATCGGCGATAATCGCGAAATCACTCGAAACGATTGAAGTGGATGCCGTAACCGAGCGAGCCGTTCCGAACGAAGCAGCATTCGCCGCAGCCGTTCCAGATCCGTCGGCGATGCGGTTCAAAAGCGCAAGCTTCGCCATCTCACGCTCCCACGGTGCGCGACATCCAAGAGGGCTAACCTCACTCAGTAGCGTTGCCGTTTCTGCACAAGTAATGTCAGCCATACGCTTTTAGAATTTAGGCCATCGGACCAGAACCACGGCGCATCACCTCGGCGATGAAGCCTTCGCCGCCAGGAGTAGACCCCCCCTCCATCTCCTCGCCCTCCTCATACTCCTCCTCGCCTCCCTCGGCCATCTTCTTACCCTTAGACTTCTTCTCGTAACCGGGGATGGCCATGCCATCAATCTCGATGACCTCCGCCTTTCCGCCCTTGCCAAGAACGATAGTCGCCATCGTCTGGAAAGCCTCGCCTTCCTTCAAGTTCTCGGGGATTTCGACGCCTTTGGGAATGGTAAATACCGGCATGAAGCGAGCATCAGACTCATGGCATGTATGTCAATCAAAAACCCCCCACCAGCCTTTCGGGCCGATGAGGGGCTGCTCCAACAACGGAGCTGTGAGACAAACAACCTATGAGATAATCCGGTGGCCACAATCGCCGAAAAGAAAAAACCCGCAAGCATTTTCACGCCTGCGGGTCTTTTGAATGCTTAGCGTCAGATGATCCGCGAAGCGTGAGCGTTTGCAGCGTTAGCTGCAAATGATCTGGGTCAAAGCGCCGGTGCAACGACGGAAGATGATGGTCATGCCCTGATTCGTGAAAATCGGCTCGGGCGCGTGAATGAACTCAGCGTAGTGCTGACCCTTCTTCTCCAGAGGATCGGCGCAATCCACATCGAGCTTGTACGCGCCAGTCACCCACTGCCACTCGCCCATGTAGTTGGTCGGCATCCAGCTCAAATCACCAACACGGTTCACAGGACGCACAATGTGCGACTTGAACACATACGGGGTGACAATGAACGCAGCCTCGTACGGAGCAGTCACCCAGCTTGAGTTGACGCTGAACACCGTACCCTTAGTGCCATTGGCGCTGGTAAACGGCTGAACCAGCGTGTACTTGCCGCCAGCGTAGGTGTAGCGGGGCGGGAACAGATTCGGCACATGCCGGAAGTTCTTAATCACCCGATTCGCGCCAATGCGCTTGAGCAACTCAGCGCCGCTGCCGCTGCCCATATCAGCCTGACGCAGATCCTCACGGAACGCGGGGTTGTTCTGAGCGATGCGCTGAGAAGCCTCCAAGCCGATATAGAGCGGGAACACCGGGCCGTCGCTCGAATAGCTGATGAAGCCAGAGCTATCAGGATTGGTAGCGCCGTTGCGGATCAGCGTGGCAGCAGCCACATCGAGCATCTCCTGAGTCAGCTCGGAGGTGGACTGATTCAGCGCCTGACCAGCGGAACCGGTCTGAATCCAGGGCAGCTCATTCACGCCAGACGGAATCGTCTCAACCTGAGTGAAGGACGAGTCGGCCACAGCCTTGATGGCATACTTGGCGAACATGTTCTGGTAACGGGTTTCCCAAGAACGCTGAGCGCGGATGGAGAGCTTCTCAAGGTACACGCGCAAGAACGCCTCGACGCGATGGTCGAAGGTCAGATCGTCCTTACACAAGAGCGGACCTTTAAGGGCGAAACGCTCAGGACTCCAGGTGACGGCATTGTAGCCGACCGGAACGTCATTGTAGGTGACATCGCAAGCACCACCGTTATCACCAGGATTACCGCTGGCGAGCGTGATGGCCGACCACTCCTCAGCCGCAGTCGGCTCGATGGAGGTGGTGGTGAACGAGGTCTGGGTCAGACCAGTACCCTGAGGATACTCGCCGCGCTCAATCATGTTGAGCCACATCGAGCGGTACGAGGCGCGTTTATAAACGTCCTGCGCGAGCGACTCAGTAGCCACCGCGAAGGCGTTGAAGACATTAGGACAAGCCATGAGATTATGAAATTAAACCGACGTTATCTGCGTTATGGTTGGCCATCCATCCACCACACGGTGGCTGATTATCCAACCTGCTACACGCGGAGTGTCATTGCCGCTTAGACGGTTTTGCGATGGCTGACCAAGCCTCCGCATTGCTTAAGGTCGTTACGCGCACTGACGCACAAGGGCGACTAAAGTGTCAATCACAATTAGTAATTGGCCGCAAACTCATCGGTCAGCTCCGACTGCTCCGCCATGTAGCTCTTGTATCCACAAAGTAGGCCAAGTTTGTGAGGCTGGATGATATGCTCCTTCGCGATGACTCCACGGAATGTGTACGGACCTGGGAAGGTTCCCGTCATCAGAGCGTAGAAATCCACTCCGTCGGTTTTCAATCCTTTGCGCGCATCGACCAATAGCTTTCCATTGTCATACTTGGTCGTTTTTACATCGATGCGAAATCCCGGCGGTGGCGGGACAAGCGCGTCGTAAAGCGGATGCGGAGGATTACGATCCGTATCCAGATCAGGATAAACATTGAACAGCTTGCAGAAAGCCAGCTCACCACAAATCCCCTCAAGATCGACCGTATGCGGATCTTCCGCGCTGATTTTTAGGTTCACCACATTGAAATATCGATTCTTACCATTTCGATTCTTGGCTACGAAATGGGCGAGCTTACGTTCCGCTGTTGAGAGAGAAATACTTTGACCAATTTTGATTTTGTTTAGCATGGTCAAAAAGGCGGAAAATTTTTGAGGGGGGTATCGTAAACGAAGCCCACCCCAAAAGGGGGCGGTCGGTCGGCTCCGCCATCGCCTATTCCCCACAGGAAAACAATCCTTTTCCGTCATTAGCTCATCTAATCCAGTCCATTAGAACGCCAGCGATGCCCAATGTGTGTTATGTTTACTTCGTTTCGGATTCGTTCGTCACGTTCACTTCGAATGACCGATCCGGCATCGATCCGAGTAAATTGATTGACACAGACGCCGCTTCACCTTGTTCCGACCAGCCGAACACCAACGCAGAGCGCTTTGCCACGCTACCAAGGATAGTTTCACGCACGCTTTCATCCTTGATGCCGTCCAAGTCATAGCTGTCTATCCTTTCAAGTGTACTTGCGGCATCGGCCGCTAGCTTGTTTCGGACAAGAGCCGAGAGCGTTTCTAAGGATTCGGTTTTCTTTTCTTTGCAAACCGTTTGCATTTGCGCCTTCACTTTTGTCACACCTTCTCGGCACGCTCTACTCCGCAGAGTATTGATCGGCACGCTCAAATCGCTTGCAATCGCTTGCCACTCTCTTCCGCTGAGATATTCCGCTTTCGCTCTCTCCCATTGCTTGGCCGTCATTCTGAAATGATCGGGTGATGCATGGCCGCTTGCAACGCCAGTTTTTCGCCAGTTTTCCAACCCCGTGGGCTTCAACCAGGTTGCAAAAAAAAGTTTGGAAAACTTTGTTGACTCCTCATTTCACCTCACCTATCGTCATCCCGTCATGAAAAACGAATTCCACCAAATCCTCACCGCAGTGGCCGATAGCGTAGCCACGGCTCAACTAGTCACCGTCACCCTGCCGTCGCTTGAGGCAATTGACGCTGCCGTCGGTTTCCTGCAACGCCATTACGTCGACGTAGATTACGACCGTATCGGTTGCAGCGTCACTATTTTCGGTGACGACCAACGCGTCCATGTTTCCGAGTCTGGCGACGGTGACGAGGGACATTGGGTTTTGAATCTGGTCATCCCTCAAACCGCTTTCATCGACACCAACGCTATCTAATCCATGAAACGAAAACTCCTCTCCTTCCTAGCCTTAGCCTTCCTTTACGCCGTCGCCAGCTATGCTTTCTTCCTGATTTTCTTCAAATCTCAATTCTAAAAACCCAATGAAAAACCTCCTATCCGTCGACACCAACGCAAAGACCGTCAAAGGCCAGAAGCGTGGCTTCATGACCGGAATTCTCTATCTTGCACCTGACCGCCTGTCAGGCCTCATAAACGTGTGTGTCAATGCATCCGACGGATGCCGTCAAACGTGCCTTTACTCGGCCGGTCGTGGCGCGTTTAACAGCGTCCAAAAGGCGCGCATCGCAAAGACCGTTCATTACGTCAAAGACCGTCAGGCCTTCCTTGCGACGCTGACCGAAAACGTGGCTTCGGTTATTCGAAAGGCCAAGGCCAAACGCATGCATCCGGTAATCCGTTTGAACGGAACATCCGATATCGGATGGGAACGGTACTCGGTCATCCAAGCATTCAAAACGACCCGTTTTTACGATTATACCAAAAATTACGACCGCATGCTGACCTTCCTAGATGGAAAACTCCCGTCCAATTATTCCCTGACCTTTTCGCGCTCCGAAGCTAACGAAAGCCAATGCCTCGAGGTCTTAAAGCGTGGGGGCAATGTGGCGGTCGTTTTTCGAAAGTCTTTGCCTACGCATTGGAACGGATATCCGGTCATTAATGGCGACGAAAACGACCTCCGATTCTTAGATCCTAAGGGTGTGGTCGTCGGCCTGACCGCCAAGGGTAAAGCAAAGACCGACGCCACGGGCTTTGTCGTGGGTTAAAGCAACGTATCAGCCTATGCGAAAGCGTAGGTTGCAACGTGTCTTTAGTCTCAATCAAAACTCAATCAATCAATCAAATGATCAACCGATATCCGGGCCAATGTGTCCAATGCCACGAATACGTTCCCTCAGGCCTTGGCACTGTTTCAAAACGCAATCGCGCATGGCGCATAGATTGCAACGCATGCACCGGCCGCATGGCGCAAAGCACCGATCTAGTCTGCGTCAAACTCTCCTCAGGCTGGACGGGCACGCGCAATGCACGCGGCCGTTGTGAAGATGCGCCATGCTGCGGCTGCTGCACTTTCTAAGATTCAAAACCCAACGAATAAAAAACCATATGACACACTGGACGTTTGAAACGATAGAGTCGGCCGTCGACTTTTCGCGCCTGTTCAATCAATGGGGCGCGCGCAGGAATAACGGGGCAACGATAGCCTTTCGCGACGGAAAGACCGTCACCCTGCGGCCGGAGTTTGACTCCAAGGAAACACGTCGGGAGTTCCTCTATTTGAAAGGATCCTTCGAATGAAACTTGTGGAATTCCTACGCGCGCGCGCCTTTGAAGAGCCTTTCATCATGCATGCCGAAAAGTGGCAGTTCGTCACGATCAGACGCGCGGACGGGGCGGAGGACATTGGTGTTTACCGCTTCGCCACGGACTTGTGTTACGACTATTCCGATTTCCGCGCGCATTTCAACCTATCCTAAACCATCCAATCAAAACCATGAAAACCGTTGACGATAGAAACGAAGAGCAAAAGAAAACGCACCTTTGGGCAATTGTCGCCAAGGACCGCGCCATGTCCTATTGGGGCGGTGCGACGGGCGGTGTCTCACGCTGCGCGTGGGCTGTTCCATTCGCAGATTTGGACAAGGTAGACAGATGGGTACGCGCGCGCAGCGACATGTCCCATGTGCGGCCGGTTGCGCTGGCAAATTACCGCGCGCCGAAAGGCACGGCGCATCTTCATATTTACGCGGTCGACCAGAATCATCCGGCGGTAAACCGTTGACCCATCCTCCGCGCGCCATGCGAAAGCCTGGTGCGAAAGGGTAGGCCAATCTATCCGCAACAAATCCAAAGCATGAAAACAATCCATCAAATCATCCAAGAGATTCAATTCTTCGACCCTGCAATCCGCGCATTTGACGCGCATGATCTGCCGCAATCCGTCCGCGCGTACCTGCACCATAACTACCGCATGGACGCGCGCCTGGACGAGGAGGAGCAGCAACTTGTTGAAACCTCATTCGAACATTTCGCGGACAATCTGCGCGAAACTTTTCAGGACGACCCAAGGCCTGACGCAACTCGCTTCTATCTTTTCGACGACCTCAGTCTGTACGTCCGCACCAATGCCGGACCGGAACTCTGGGCCGACGCGCAGGTATTTGTCGTGGAACGCATTCTCCCCAACATGCGCCTGACGCGCCTGGAGGCTGATTTGATGCGTGAAATCGGCATGGACGAGCAAGTCAGCGAGGTCCGAAACGACTTTTTCTCCTCCTTCGCGCATATCCTGCACCGCGATTGCGGAATTCCGCATTGCGACGCGCGCGAACACTGGAATGCCTTTTCCCGACAACTGTCGGACTCCGCATGCGAGTCAATCGTCCTGGGCGGCGGCGAATCAGGCCGCGCCGAAGGCATTCGTTTCGCGTCGGAATACAGCGTCACCAACGCATGAAAACCAAACAGCCAACCTATCGGGAACTTTACCTGCGCGCCTATGCGGCCCACGCACGCGAAGAGGGCAAATATCAGCGTCTGCTTTACATCACGCGCAAGATTGCGAAAGCAATTCCCGCAGGGCATGAAGTCCTGAAAGATTGGAAAGACTGGGAACAACAAATCGAAGAGAACGAAAAATGAATCTATTACAATGCACAAGTCATTCCCCGTGGAAGGCTGAATTTGGAAGGAGCGGATGGTGCGTTCTGTCCGCAAGGGAAGAAGGGGTTGCGTGCGTTCGTCAGGACATGATCCATGACGAATCCAACGCCCGCCTCATCGCCTCCGCGCCTGAGCTTTTGGACGCTCTCGAACGCCTCACGCACCCCATGGCCGACGACGAGGATTTGGACTACGCGCGCGAGGTAATCGCCAAGGCGAAAGGCCAGCTATGAAAGTCTATTGGACGGCATTTTACGGAAGGAGTGAATACACGTTTCAAGGTCGAAACGCCAAACGCGACGCGCATCGACTGGTCAAACGATTCGGCGGACGTGTGGTTCGCGAGAAAGGTCAGCCATGAAGAAACACATTCACAAACCAAGGACATTTATCACTCGCTGTTTCGCTGGTCCGGTCGAATGCGACAAACCGAATCCCCGCGCGCATGGATGGGCGACGGTCAAAGAAGTCTGCCCTTGCGGCGCATGGCGCATGGTCAACGTGAACCAAGGGCAAAAGGAAACCGGACATTGGCAAGCCGAGCAGTAAATCCAACGAAAACTACGCAAAACCGAATCAAATCATGCATCCATTGCTTCTCTCGGCCCTCATTCAGGTCGAATCCGGTGGAAACGATCATGCGCGCGGCAAACACGGCGAACTCGGCGCGCTTCAGATCAAATCGATCATGGTCCGCGACGTGAATCGAATCATGGGAACGCACTACGCGCACCAACAGGTAACCAACCGCGCCATCTCGATCTTCATCGCAGAGTCCTACTTCGCGCATTACGGACGCAATCTCAGCGACGAATCTTTAGCTCGACTCTGGCAAGGTGGGCCAAAAGCCCTTAGAAGATCATCATCACGCGCGTATGGCCGACGTGTCATGCGCGAACTCGACCGAATTTCAACCGTCAAGGAATCCTTTACAGTTGCCACCGAAACCCACCCTTTCAGCGTCCGTTGAAACCCTAAGAACCAATGAAACTAACCATCCAATCGAAGCAGAACGCTCAGACGATCATCGACCTGTTCAACGCAATCGTGACTGGCGAGTGCGAAACTCAGGGCGTCAAACCGCTCTCTATCTATGACGACGACAAGCATATCTGCTCCATCGTCGCCGCGAATGGCGAGCAGATTCTGGAACTCATCATCGAGCGCGAGCATGGCGACAAGATCATCCAGCAGGGCGAACCGGAGACGCTGCAATGACAACCGCAGAACTAGAGGCGCGCAACATGACGCACGATGAAATGGTGGGGCTGCTTTGTCGGCTTGAGGATGCCTCGTACATTCCGCCGATTACCATCACGCGAGAGATTTTGCATCGCATGACCATCGCGGAACGAATCGTAGATCGTCTTGAAGACTCTCTTTTCTACGCGCGCATGTACAAGGATGCGAGCGACGATGGCCGCACGCGACGGGAGGAGATGATTGACGATGCGGTCTATCTTATCTCGCTCTTCCGCAATGGAGGAATCTATCCATGAGCAGCCGCAATCTATTCGCCCCGCCCCGCTTCAAGGTTCAGATATCCGGCGCGATTGGCTGGAGCGACTTAAAGGAACGGGTCGTTCGTTTCGAAACGCTCGAATACACCACGCGCAAGGAGGCGGAAACGACGGCGCGAGAACTGAACCCTGGCGAGTATACTCAAGGCCGCATTCGCGTCGTCCCGGTCGAAGTGCCGGAGGATTACGATGTTTATCCGGTGGCGGAGCGAGTGAAGCCATGAATCCATGCGTCATCATTCTCCCATCATCCCTTACGTCAGCCTTTGCTCAGGATACGAAGGCATCGGCCTTGGACTGCACCGCTGTATCCCGAATCTTCGAGCAGTCGCTTACTGCGAGAGGGAAGCATTTGCCGTCTCGAACTTGGTTGCGAAAATGGAAAACGGACTCTTGGATGCAGCCCCTGTTTTCGCGGACGTTCGAACTTTCCCCTGGAGCAGTTTCACTCGACTCATGGCTGGCGGGATTCTCTCATTTGGTTGGCCATGTCAGCCAGTCAGTGTCGCTGGACAGCGAAAAGCGGTCGATGACGAGCGATGGTTGTTCGACATCATTGCCGATGGAATCGCCATCATGCAGCCGGGAATGCTCTTCGCCGAAAACGTCGAAGGATTGCTCACCGCGCGAATGCCAGACGGTTCTAGCGTTTTCGGACACTGCATCGAGAGATTGGAAAGGCTTCATTACCGCGTTGCGAGCGGCATATTCTCAGCGTCTGAAGTCGGCGCACCGCATCGCAGGAAGCGAATCTTCATCCTGGCCCACCGCATCGGCGCGGGATGGGAAGGATTCACCGGGAGCATGGATGTATGCGGTGACGGATCGGAATCGGGAGGATCAGTTGGCCAGAAAGGTTTATTCGGTCGAGTTTGGCCGAGCCGTCCTAGCAGAGACAACCGATGTGAATGGGAACCACCCCGTGTCATCGACATATCGCCTGAATCCGAGATGGGTGGAGACATTGATGGGGATACCCGTTGGATGGGTTATGCCCACTGGGAATCCCTATCGGATTACGAGCGGCTATGCCACGCGCATGACAGCCGCATCGACGAACTTCGTCTCCTCGGAAACGGTGTTGTCCCGGCAACCGCCGAGTTAGCGTATCGAACTCTTGCGCGAGAACTTTTTACCGCGTAGAAAGTTAGATGCCCCGTCGGCCACCATTCCACTGCCAAAACTAGGTTCTCCGAACGATTCGATTCTAGCGCACCCAAACCCATGTCCGCTGTCATCACACCATCCAGCAATCAAAACGCATCAGCGCGTCGTTTAGAGCGTTTGAGCAGCATTCAAGTCGAGCGATTGAGCGACGCATCTTTATCTTTTTCATCCCGAACGGTTGCGACACCGCCCTCAAAGGCGGGGAGCAAGCATACCGTTTTCGGGATGAAACCACCCCTCCTTGGGTTTTTAATCCCAAGGGGGGTTTCATTTTAGTGAAATAGATAGCGTGTGTAGCTAACCGTGGAAGAGTTGAATCTAACCGAGAAAATGGAAATCTAACTTCTGGGTCTTGACAGGAGTTGGTATGAACCGCAGACTAGAGTTCGTTATGAGCTATTTACCGTCAGGAAAAACACCCCGAACGATGTTCAGCCAGATGTCTCCAAAGAGGCACGATCTGGACCCGACCAAGTCGGAAGTTCTGGCCTACATCGGCCAGGAGATGGGCTGCGACTTGGCGGCGGCGATACGGGCCTTCAATTCGATGCGGCATCCGAAATGTCGGGTGCTGGTGTTCGACAAGATTGAGCGTCAGTGGAAGGGCTGCGAATTCCGACCGAGCGATGCAGAGACAAGCGAGCTATCGATCATCCGCGAGCATCGTGCGTTCGAGCGACAGTTAGCTGTTTTGAGGTCTACCGTGCGTCGCCTGGAGGATGATGTTGAAAGCCTGAAGAGGAAGGTTGCGAAGCGAACCAAGGGCAAGAGGAGCGATGAAAGGAAGCTTGATGAGCCATCCAACGAACCATCCACTGAAGATCAGCCAACAGAATCAGACCACCCATCACTGACCGAGGAATTCGCCAAGTTGTTCCCTGAATTAGCCGACAAATAACTGATTACTATGGAAACCGAAAAATCATCCGTGTTGAAAGAACAGTTGGAAAAAACCGCCACGATGTTCAAACGAATATCTGAGAGCGTTGATCGCATCGAAAAAACATTGAAGGAGCATGAACGCAAGATCGATGAGGCATTGCAGCGTTCTTCCTACCAAGACGACACCGATATCGACACCTGGGAAGGATTCGGGCCGAAGCCAGAGCGTCAGCCGTTCAATCCGAACGCCGAAACGTACACCCTGGAACTCCATCACGGCCCATACACAATCCGACGCGACGACGGCGAATCCGACAAGGAATGGCAACGGCGCAAAGATCATCTCATGGATCAGCGTGTCACGTTCCTCAATGGCAGCGGTCAGAACGGAACTCCGGAGCAAGTGGCCCACCTTCAGAGAATCGAGACACGACTAGGCCGAAAAATTTTCAAATATCCTCTTGCAACGACTTGAGACAACTGCAACACTACGTCCGCAACAATGACCAATTTTCTGCAATCGGGAATAGTGCGCGAAGAGAATTCGCGACGGGGTTTTTAATTGGATTTTTATCCCCTGATTAACACCCGATTGCAGTCGATTTTTGAATGAAAGCTTATACGGCCAAACAAACGGCAGCGATGCTTCAAATCTGCACCGAGACGCTAAGGCGAATCGTTCGCAATGACGGCATCCAGCATAGGAGAATTGGCCGACGAATCCTTTTCACGGAAGCCGACATCGCGGCGATTCTTGAGAGTCGAGCAATGACCGGAGCTGTGAATCCGTACGCAAAGAAGACAAACAAACAACCGCAGATAGAGAATACAACCTATGAGCAACCAAGCAGCAACATTGACGGTGGCAGTGCCGTCGCAGCCAGCGCCGCAACCTCTGAGTCCGGCCAGTCCTGACTTCTACGACCGCATCGACAGTCCGATGGATGCGGTGAAGACGATGGGCGACTGGATAGCACACTCGGGAATGTTTGGGGCGACAAAGCCTGAGCAGGGATATATCCTCGCTCTGGAATGCATCGCAAGCCGAATGACTCCGCTTTCCTGGAAGCGCGAGAATCATTTGATCAATGGCAACATCACGATGAAGAGCGAATCGATGCTCTCTGGTCTGATGAATGCCGGATGGGATATCGACTGGGTGCAGTTCGACATTCAGGCCGCAATCGCCGACTTTAGCAAAGGTGCGAAGAAGGTTCGCGTCTCATTCACCGCAGATGATGCGAAGCAAGCTGGACTAATCCCCGCAAAGCCAGGAAGCGGCTGGGCGAAGTTCCCTGCTGAGATGCTCCGTGCGCGTCTCATCAGCAAGGCGACTCGCATGCTCGATCCGCGAATCACGCAAGGCCGCTACACCCCCGAGGAAGTGGCCGACTTCTCCGCCACCCCATCAGCACCCGCTCAACCCGCTCCAACGCGCCAGACGGTCAATGTGACGCCGGAATCAACCTTCTCGCTTGTAGAGAAACTGGAGCAGATTCTTGAGCCACATTCCGAAATCGCCAACGCGTTTCTCATCAGCAAGAACCTCATCAAGGAAGGTCAGAACTTCCGCGATGTCTCGACCAAGGTGGCCAACATGATCGTGTCCGATCCTGACAGCTTCCTCATCAAGGCCAAAGCGTTCTCTAGCCCGACACTCGAATGAGCATTCTAAACCGCCACGTTAATTTCGACATGCCAGCCGAGAAGTATCACGCCGTTGATGCTCTTTCAAAGTCGATGATGACCAAGATCCTCAAATCACCGGCGCACTACAAAGCCGCGCTGGAGGAACACCAGGAGCCGAGCAAGGCGATGCAGCTTGGCACGGCGATTCATACCGCTGTTCTCGAACCGCATCTGTATTCGCAGGTTGTCGCCGTGATTCCACCGGACATCGACGGTCGGACGAAGGAGGGCAAACAATGGAAGGAGCAACACAAGAGCCGCATTCATCTGACGCATGCCGAGGACATCGATGTGCAGGGAGTCGCGAACAGCGTTCGAAAGCATCCGTTCTGGGACATCATTCATCTCAACCACAAGATCGAAGCCAGCGTGTTCGCCGAGGACATTGAAACTGGCATCGCTCTCAAAGCTCGCCCTGATCTTTGGGTCGAGGACCATACCCTGGTCGATGTGAAAACAACGGACGACGCATCGCCTGAAGCGTTCAGCCGCACGATTACCTCGTTCGGCTACCACATTCAGGCTGCTCACTATCTGGCAATGACCGGAGCAGAGTCTTTCATCTTCGTTGCCGTCGAACGCAAGGCCCCGTACGCCGTTGGCATCTACCGGCTCGACATCGAATGGCTTCAGGCCGGTGAGAACCTTCGCAGGAAGGCAATCTCAACGCTCCACGAATGCCGCGCACTAGACAGTTGGCCATCCTACCCAACGACGACCATCACACTTTCATGCCCAAAATGGGTGCTGAATAAATCGGAAAACTAAACCAAAATCGAAGCCTAACAATTATGTTCAAAGTCAATCGTAAGGACGCCGGAGGCAGCTACATCAATGCTGAAGGCGAGTACACTGTCACCGTGATGAAGGTCGAGGAAACGCTCGACGCCAAGGGCCGCGAGGTCTGCAAGGTGACTTTCGCAACTGAGGACGGATCGAGCATCGCCGACCGTTTTATCAACCAGGAAAACGTCTGGTTCCGCGTCAACCAGTTGGTTGCCGCCACCAACCACAACGTGCCAGATGGAACCGAGGTGGACTTCCTTGGCAAGAAGGGCAGCTACGCCAACTTCCTCAAGTCGATGATCGGTCTTGAGCTTACCATCATCGTTCGCGCTGAAGAGTACGACCTGAATGGCGAGAAGAAGAAGGCGTATCGCATCAAGGCGATGAAGCCTGCTGTGGCCACGGCCCCAGAAGAAAAGCCGTTCTAATCCAAAACAGGGAGGGGTGCGTATTCCCTGATAACGCACAACCAACTCTAACGCATCCAATTCGCATCCATGAAAGTCAAACTTGTAGCTATCACCAAACCCCTTGTCGGCGACGGTACAATGACCGCGTCCGATTTCATCACGTTCGCCGCCCGTGTCAGCAATCCGAGCAATCAGATGAGCCTGCTCACCGCTCCAAAACTACTGGCCTACTGCATCAGGCATGGCCATTGGAGCATCTTTGAACAGGCGTCGATGACAGTCGAGATTCAGACGAGTCGTGCTATCTCCGCCCAGATCATTCGCCATCGCAGCTTTTGCTTCCAAGAGTTCAGCCAGCGATATGCACCGACCGACACTGCCGAGCTGGTTGAGCTTCGCACCCAGGACCGTGTTAATCGACAGGGAAGCGGAGAGGTTTATCCGCAAGAGTGGGCCAATGAAGTTGTCGCCAAGTCGGTCGATCTGGCTTTCAGGACATATCGAACGCTGATCAATGAGGGCGTGAGCCGAGAGACTGCTCGCATGGTTCTTCCGCTCTGCACGCAGACGACGCTGTACATGACCGGCAACATCCGCTCATGGATTCATTACTTCGAACAGCGGTGTGCGAAGGGTACGCAGAAGGAACATCGCCAGATCGCGCTGGCCATTCGAGACGGCATTTTTGCCGAGCATTTCAAGGTCATCCATGAGGCAATTACGAGCGAATAAAATGAACAAACCCAAACCCAAACGCCCCGTCGCTAAGATGTTTGTCGTGTCAGACGACACGCATCGGAGATTGAAGGAATACGCAAAGCGCAAAGGCTATAAGCTGCAATACGTCGCGGACGAAGCGGTGAGTGAGTACTTGGAAGGAAAGGAAACCAAATGAACATCGAACAAACCAAAGAAGCCATCAAAGTAATGCAGGCATTTGTGGATGGGAAGGAAGTGGAACATTGGTATTACGAAATGTGGGTAAAGATCCGTGTACCGAGGTGGGACTGGGGTAACACAGAATACCGCATCAAACCCACCGCCAAGCTCCGCCCGTGGACTGCGGATGAGGTGCCGCTGGGTGCGTGGATGAGGAAGAAGCAGGATCTAACATGCAGATGGCTGCTGAGCATGACAGCAAATGATGCGGTCCGTAAAGACATGTCTGAATGTTCCGAACACTCCACCGACGGCGGCAAAACATGGCACCCGTGCGGGGTGATGGAGGAAGCGAAATGAGCAACCAACCAATCAACGACGGAGGACCGTTTTCCGTTGACTCTGCGGTTTAATTTGCCACAGTGAGCGCGTGAAACAAATCACGCTCATTGCACCGCTTAAATCCTACTCTTTGATTT